TCCATATTAAATTACCCTAAAACCTTTTGGACTTCTTCGGGTGTTGCAATGCGAACATGTGAACGAGTTAGCCATTTATCTGCCTGATCCTTTGTTACAATATTAACGCCTCTATAGACTGCTCCATTTGCTTCTTCCCAACGAACGTTCTTTGTTGAGTATATAGCAACCTTGTCTCCAAGGCCTTCTGCTGGCTTAATATCTTTCTTTGGACCATCTGCTGCCATTGATCCAATAGCACCTGTATCTGTAAATCCTAGTGACTGAACTGGCTCTTCTGCTGCTGGTGCTTCGACAACTACTGATTCGACTGCTACCTCAACTACTGGTTCAACTACTGGCTCTACAACTGGCTCTACTACTGTCTCAACTACTGGCTGATCAAGGTTCTCTTGCATCTTTGCTTTGTATTCTGAAAACGGGTTATTATTTTCCATTTGTATCCTCCTTGTTTGTATTATATCATTAAAGTATTAAGGGGGACAGGAGAGTGACCTCCCGCCCCCCATTAAAGGTACTGTTTACAGATTATGCATCTGCAGCGGAATCAGCGAATGCAATTGCATCCTCTTCTTCCCAGTTGATACCGAAGCGAACGAATACAGTATATTCAATTGTATCCTTCTTTGCTACGTATTCACGGTTTACAGTGATGTCTCGTTGGAATCCCCATACACGGTTTGCAGGGAATGTCAAATCGATATAGCCTGCTGGGTAGTAAGGAACTTCCTGAACTTCAATTCCGAGAACACGAGTTGTACGTGCTCCACCGAATGTCTGTCCGATACCATCAAGGTATGACTGACGGTTTGCCTGGGTTGATCCTGGGACCTGTCCAGCAAATGCTTCTGCTACTGCATCAGCAAGTGTACCGTTGTTCTTAACGATTCCACCGAATGCGTCTGTACCTGCGTAGAACTTAAGATTGTTCTTAAGTGCACGGTACTTACGTGGCATTGCATTGATGATGCCCTGCATTACATCAGGTGTCCAAGCATTATCTGCTACGGTTACTACTGACTCATGTGCATCTCCGTTTGTCTTTACCTTGTTGATAAAGCCTGGCATGATTGACAAGAATGCTCCTGTTGCACCATCACCATTGATAGCGAGATCTTCGATATCGTTTGCGAATGCGTTGGTCATCAAGCGTACCAAGTGATCTTCTAGAGCGTCACCTTCTACACCATCTTCCAATGATTCTGCTGTTACTTCCCAATCAAGACGAATCTTCTTGGTAGTAAGTTCGACCTTAGAGAATGTTGCACCTGTGTTTGTGTAGTTACCAACTGCTTGCGCTGCTGCTCTAATTACACGCTCACCGACGTTTACCTTCTCAAGTTCCATAGAATTAGCCTTCATTGTTACACGACGGCCATCCTTTGCTAATACTGTTGCATCCCAAACATAGTCGATAAAACGACGTGCCTGCTCAGGGCGCAAAATTCCAGAAGCGGCTGAACCACTAGGGTTAACAGCGTTTGCTCCGCTTGTTGATCCGAGTGTTGCTGTTGGAATGTTGCCCAGTGTGTCTGCTCCTGGGTCTGATACTCCACCAATTCCACCTGATGCGAAAGCACCTTGACCCTGGTAAAGTCCTGGTGCTGTTGCACCTAGATCTCCCGCAGCGCCTGGCTGGTTTTTGATTATTTCTTCTGACATATTGTCACCTCCTAGTGATTTGTTCATTTGAATAGATCGGCTGTTTTGAGGAAACTACCGCCCCATAGGGATTTTTCAACCATTTCAGGTTGAGACTGAAAGATATCGCCGATATCTCCAGACTTTCGGAATGCGGTGTCTGCTTCCACAGCGTCTACTCGTTTTCCAAATTCATTGAACTCACTTGACACTGCTGCAATATCTTTTGCAACTGCTACAAATGAATCTTTTACGGTATCAACATCTACCTTTGAAGACTTAAGAAGTTCTACTTCTGCTTGCAAAGACTTTACTGTTGATACTAGATCGCTAAAGGCTGATTCTAGAGTATTTTTCATTTCAGTAACTGCTTCTGCAATTACTTCTTCTGACTTAGATACTTCTACAACTGCTTCAACTACTGCTTCGATTGCTGGGGCATCTTCTGCCTTGACAATCTCTTCTGCTACAACATCATCAGCCTTAGCAACTTCTGTTGCTTCAACCTCTTCTGCCTTGGCAATTTCTTCAGTAACTTCTGCAACTGCCTCTGGAGCGACCACAACGTCTTCAACTACATCTGTCTTTTCAACTTGTGTTTTTGATTTTGTCATAGGTTGTACCTCCTTGTTAATCTTAGAAGTATTAATGCCTTTAGCACTATCAACTAAGAATTTTATCATGTCTGTCTTTTCATTATCCGTTTTTTCAACGAAACCTATATTTGCCATTTGCTCGCCAGTAGTTGGACTTAACTCTGACTCATTCTCTGAAACCATAACAATTCCTGATTCCT